AAAGACAGAGTAGAAATTCAGGATTATTATTCTGGTGCAGATTGTGAATATCGTATGTGGATAGATGGTAATCCTGTTCCAACAGGATATGGATGGAGTACAAATGAAAGTAGTCTTGATGATCCATTAAATGCAATGGTAAACGCATGTTCCTACATAGGTATACCTGTGGAAAATATAGATTTAATTAACCACACTTTTGATGTATGTTATAATACAATTGGTAATCATACTATCGAATTTCATAGATATATACATGGTGCTGAATATGATATTACTTATGTTGTTACAACTATCCAATCATACAGTGGTGCAGTTGGAACAAAAAGAGATTACTCTACTGTTTTTTATGACACTACTGCAAATAAAATAAAGATGAATATTCTTTATCCAGAGTTTACAGTTGATCTTACAGGAACAGAAGCTGAAAACCTTACATATCAAATTGTAAGAGTTCGCAGGGAATCTAACGACAGATCAATTCGTGCTCAGGGAATTGTAACAGGAACATATGCATCTTCAAATGACAGACATCCTTATAGTTTATTACAAGAAACTTCTTGGAATACTTCTTTTGTGTGTTTTAATTCTCCTGAAGTTGCATTTAATAAAAATTTAACAAAACAATCAGGAGATAAACTTCAGATTGTGGGAATATATGATGATGTACAAAGTGATAATGTATCAAGTCTTTACAGAACGAAACATAGAACAATAGTTGCATTAAGTGATCCACAAGACAGAACAGCTGTGGCTATATCAGGAGATGAATTTTATACTTCCAATAAGACGGAAGTGAGCAACGGATCAGTTGTAACAATGGATACAACTGAAACATTAATTGGATCACTTGTGTATTCAAGAGTGATGAAAAATAGTTCAGGTGTTAATCTTGGTGCTGATAAAGGAGTTAACTTTGCAGCTCAAATAGCTTTGACTTCTTGGGTAGGACTTAATACTGCTCTTGCTTCAAGACCTGTTGTTAATTACAGAAGAAACGTATTTAATTATCAATATAGTGGTAACACATACGAATCACGTTCAAGGAATTATTATATGGCTGTAGGAAGAGTTCAACTTCTTAATGAGGCTGTGATTCCTGTATTTGACGGAGATACTTATATATCTTTCTTTGATTATCTTCATGCAGGATGGGAAGTTGAAGCTTCTGCAGGTAGAAGCGAGATTTCAATGTTTCCTGTGGAGACATCTATTAATCTTGATTTGAGAATGGATACTTGTTATCACGCTCAACTTATTGCAGGAATAACAAATACTGAACTTCAATATATGAGGGAAACAAAAGGATTATATGGATATGGTACTACATGGTATGAACAACCTACTGATTTATATATTTATAATACTGTTTATTCTAAAGAGAATACCACTAAAATTCATTTAACCAGACCTTTTGATTGGTTTGAACAAGTTAAATTTGATACAAGAGTTCTTGCTTCTGATGTAAAAACAAATAATGAACTGTCCGACAGTTGGTTAAATTTCAGAGCTAATTCTTATATAGACGTTGATCCTCAGTACGGAGAGTTAATTGCTCTTATGAATATTAATAATCAAATGTTATTCTTTCAACCGAAAGCATTCGGTACTTTATCAATCAATGAACGTGCCCTCTTACAGACAAGCACAATATCACAGTTGTCTCTCGGTACGTCAGGAATACTTGCAAGATTTGACTATGCTAAAACAGAAATAGGAATTTCTCATCGTGATCATATTGTTCTCAGTCAGAACGGTTTATATTGGGTTGATGTGATTAATAAAGCTATGTATAAATTTACAGGTGGTCCTGAAGAAATTTCTTTAATGAAAGGTATGAGCAGTTGGTTTAGAACAAATCTTACCGGAACGCTTGTTCTTGCAGATATTATTTTATTTGCTGATCCTGCTTATAAGGAAATATCAGTTGTTAGTTCTACATCAGGAAAAGAATTCCATCTTGTATACAATGAGATAACCGATTCGTTCTCATCATTTTATACTTATTATCCAAAGTTTGTTATTAATTATAATGATAAAGTATTAAGTTCAAATAATCAGATCAGCTTTTATCGTCATAATGATTTGTCAGCCAGCAGATGTGCATTCTATGGAGCATCCGCTGTTCCATTTAATATAACATTAATTGTTAATCCTTCAATGGATACTTCAATATTTACTAATCTTGAATGGTTGACAGAAGTTTATAATGGAACAGATAATGTTTACAACGAAACATTTAATTCTTTACGTATAAGTAACGATTATCAGGATACTGGAACAATTACCCTGACATACGGAACTACTATAAAGCGAAGAATGAGAAGATGGAGACATATAGTTGGTCGTGCTCTTTATACAGAAACAGGTGCTACTCAATCTCGCTTAGATGCCAGAATAAGAGACACTTACATGAAATTAAAACTTGAATTTAACAATAGTAGTAATCGAAAATTCATAGTTCATGATATAATAACTTTCTTTACAGTAGCTAATAAATAATACTATGTAAAATATTTGGAAGTTATTAAATCGTTTATTAACTTTACAAACAGACAAAACTCGATCTAATAAAAAATATTATGAGTTCAATTTATATTAAACCTTCGAAAAGAGGAAGTCTTAGAAAAGCAATGGGAGCTAAAGAAGGCAAAAAGCTTCCTGTTTCAGAAATGAAAAAGAAACTTAATTCTGAAAACACTTCTCCTGCGATGAAGAAGAAATTAAATTTTGCTATCAATGCAAGGAAGTGGAAACATGAAGATGGTGGTTTTTTGAACGAAGGGGATAAGAAGAAAAGAATACAAAAGACTTATGGTGAGTTCGTTGAAGAAATGAATGTAAACCCAAATCTTAGAGATAGAGCAAGATTAGATTATTATAATCAACGATTAGATAGCAGTTTATTTGAAAAAGATTTTGATAAGATGAGAAATCTTAAAAAATCAATTCCAGATATGAATGAAAGAACTCAATATGCAGATAGTCTTATTCGAGCAGGTAGTTTTGATAGGGAACTTACTCCTGATCAGATTAAAAGTATTTTAGGTGATCAACAGTTTGGTGATTATGTTACTACAAAACAAAAATTTATTAATCCTGAAAAAGTTAAAGGAACTAAAGAAACTGATCCTATGATATATGGATTAAGAAATTCATTTGCTAATCCTATACCTGCTCATGAAAGAGCAGAAGTATTTAATAAAAAACCTCTTGCAGATTTTAGAATGGATATGAGTTATAATCCTAAAGAAGGTTATTCATCATCTTCAAAAATTTTAAAGGAATATGAATATGGTGGACATATGATGTTACCGGAATATGGATTTGGAAGCTGGTTAAAGGAAAATGCGGGAGGTTTATTAAAAGGAGCAGGATCACTTGTCAAGTTAATTCCCGGTATAGGAACAATAGCTGGTCCTATTCTTGATGTAGCAGGAAGTGCTGTTGGTGGATTACAGGCAAATAAACAAGCTAAATTGGAGGCTGTTGAACAACAGAAACTTATTGATGAAAAGAAAGCTGCAGATGCAAAACAACAATTGAGTATGGAAAATGCAGTTCGCAGTCAGAATTTATTTGCAGGGGATAAAGATATAAATTATGGTGAAACATTTGCGTTTGGTGGAGAACTTATGGAACAGTCTACAATGCAACCGCAAATTACAGAATATTCAAAGAAGGCTGATTTACATTCAGAAGGAATTGGTGGAGTTCCGGTGGATGTAAGAGGTAACCCTACTTCGGTATCAAAAACATCAGCAGTAGGATTGACAGAAGGAGGAGAAGTCACTTGGAACGGATACGTATTTAGTAACAAACTAAAATTAAAAAAATAATGGCAGTAAAAACATATGCAGATCGTGCCAAGCAGATCATGAACAAGTACAAGAAAAGACTTGGTGACAACTTTGATAAAGGTGATGTTCTCGCTCTCGAAGCTATGAATCGAGAGCTTTCTGGTTTAAGAGATGAACAAGAAGCAGTAAGAATGGAAGAACTTCCGGAAAATCCTAATGTTTTTCAAGGAGGAGGAGTACTTGGTCCTGAAAGGCTTAGTACATCTCATTTAAATTTAGGATTAGGAAAGTTTTCAGACCCTAATAAACTGAGACCAACTAACAACACGTTTTCTGGTGGAAAAAAAAGTGGTGGTTTATTTTCGTCTTTATCAGAAGGAGATCAATTTAAATCAAGAGTACCTTGGCTTGGAATGGCTTCAGGAATTGTTGGAAATATGTTAATGAATAAAAAGATTGATCTTCCTACATATGATTACGAAGAATATACTCCGGGTCAGATAACACCTAACCTTGTTAATTTTGGGAGAGAAAGAGAACAAACAATGAGAGAACGTGACATAGCTAATTCAATGTTAATGGGTGCATCAAGGGGAGTTGGAAGTCAGGCAGGTCTTATGGAGAATTTACAAGCTGGTATGACAGGAACTCAAAGAGTTGCAGGTGATATGTTTGGTCAAAGTCTTGAAAGAGAAGGAACTATGAATGCTCAAATTATGAATGAGGCACAAAGAGCAAATGAAAGTATGAAATTACAAGCTGCAGAGATAAATCAAAGAAACAAAATGTATGCAACCGGACTTGAACGTGAGAATGTTATGATTGATGCTGATAGAAGAGATGCAAGAACTTCCGGTATTATGGGTGCTATAACAGGATATGGAAAAGATAGAATGGCTGCAGATCAATATGATCAAATGCTTGAAATTGCTACACCTGAAAATTATAGAATAGGAGTTGGAAAAGATAGTCCATTAAGAAAATTGCTTGGTATTTCTCCTACAATGAAAAGATTTTTCACTGATACCGGGGATACAACATCTAATACAGAACCTAAAAAAGAAAAAGGCGGACAACTTTCTACTATTCAATTATTTGGAGATGAAGAATATGGAAAAATAATGATGCGTGTCAACAAAAGAAATAAAACCAAAAAATAATGGCAAGATATAATTACAATAGAGGGAGTTCATCAGGAATGTATAGATATAATGAACCATCAGTAGGTCAATATGAATCTTTTTTTAATCCTATACCTCTTGAGTTTGTACAACAAAATTTGCAACAACATCAAGGAAAATATGATGTTGGTTTTGGAGAGGCTCTTGCTGCAAAAGATATGTATAGTAGTGCAGAAGTTAGCGAGAATGATATTGCCAATAAAAACAATATTGTTAGTAAATTTACTAACAATATGGACGAAATGGTTAAAGAAAAATATGGTGGTGATTGGGGTCGTGCATCTAAGGAAGTTGCTCGTATGGTTACTAATGTAAGACAGAATCCTTTTTGGGATACTGCTAAAATTCTTAAAGAGCGTCAGGAAGAAGCAAGGAAACTTAAAACTCAATATGGTAGTGAAGCACTTGTATTTGACGATCTCATGGGTAGAGGTTCAATTGATCCTGAAACAGGAAAAGTTATTTCTCCTGATCAACTTCAATATGATATACGAAAAAGAGGAGATTGGGCAGGAAGCATTGATGATATTCTTTCAAGGATAAAACCTGATACAAACATATGGGGATTAAGTGAAGCTGATTTTGGTTATTTACGAAGTGGAAAAACAACTCAGATAAGTTCAGAGGGAATTAAAAAGATTGCTGAAGATAAGGGTGTTCAACAAGCAATATTAAGTGCTAATCCTGATATGCGTGAAGCGTTTGAGAGACTTCCTCAAGAAAGAGAAAAATGGTTTGGAGATAACTATGAAAGTGTTGGTAAAGCTGTTGAAGGACTTATTAAAGGTCGTGGAAGATCAATGGTATTTAAACAAGAAGATGATCAATTCTATCAAGAGTGGTTATTAAGAGAACGAATGGATGCTGCTGCTAAAACTGAAAATAATCCTTACTATGCTTCTGCAAATCAATCTGTTGTTATTGCGAATATTGATGGAGAATTAAAGGAACACGAAAGACAGTCAAGAGGATTTGATCCTTCAGATAACTTTGATCCTACTCCTTGGATTGATCCTGAGACAGGAAGAAATTATAATACTGAAGCAATGTTAAATGCATATGATGCGTGGTCAAAAGACAAAGGATACGAAAAGAATGTTAATCAAAGACAGGAAAAATATTATAACCAACTTGTTGAAAAACATCCTGAGCTTAGACAATTTGAAACTAAAGAAGAAGCTTTTAAAGCTTATGGTGATTGGATAAAGAGCAGATCAGAAGAAACACGTTTAAATTGGAATTTAAAACTTGAAGATAGTCCTGATAATATTAAACGACAATTATTCAGTAATATTAATTCAGGTAATTTTAAAGCATTAACGTTTGTTTCAACAGGTGACGTTTTTGATAAAAATAGTATTACCAAAAAACTTGGATATACTGATTATACTGAACTTCAGGAAGCATTAAAAGATCAAGATATATCACCTGTTGTTGATTTCAGAGAAGGAAAAATTGCTATAAATATTCCTAATAAAAGTAAAAAGAGAAATATAAAACCTGAAACAGTTTATTTTGATCCTGATGTACAGACAAAGAGTGTTCTTAATGTTGGTCAGTATATAACTGAAAGATTTTATGACGCTAATACATATGGTGAAAATGAAAGACCTATAAGAATTCCGGATGGAAGAGGTGGATTTACATCAGATGGGATCGTAATAGAGGGAGAAGGAGATATTGTTTCTGGTAATAAAAAAAGAATATGGTTAATTGATCTTGATGACAAAGATGGAACAAAACCACCTATTCAAATTTCAATTGAAGATGTTCAAAAAACATTAACTGAATACGTAGATAGATCATTTAACAATTATCAAGGAAAACTTGGAAACCCCGGTAAAGAATAAATATGGGAGAATTTTATAATTCCGTTCAAGGAAATCAAATTGACCCTATGACGGGTCTTACTCCTACAAAAAAATCGCCTGTACCTTCAATGTATGAGAAGTTCTCAAAAAGAGGAACTCAAAGCGGTGAATCTTTGTACGAGCCAGTTCAATTTGTAGGAGAACGTATTGACAAAAGATCAAAATATGATACTAATCTTACGTTAGAAGATTTAGACAATCTTGAACGTGAACGTGCATTAAAGCAACCAACAATAGGTAAAGCTTTTAATGCTGTAGTAGGCGGAGTTGCTTCTGGTCTTCTTACTGCTGTTGAAGATTTTGGATATATTCTTGATTTTGAGAATAATCTTAAACGTCTTGCTGGCGTAGAAAACGTTGAACAAAACTGGATAACATCAGCAATGAAAAAGGCAAAAGAAGAACTTGAAAGAGGTATGCCTATATATCGTATGGATAAAGACAAAGTGTTTGATTGGAGTGATCCGGGTTTTTATTTTTCTACTCTTAAAGGTATTCTTGATAGTGCAGTAGGATTTGCTATTCCGGGTATGACTGCTTCAAAAGGTATAGGTGTTATTCAAAGAGGATTAAGAATGACTAAATATCTTGATTTTTTGAAAACAAGCAAAGGAGCAGAACAAATTATTAATTCTCTTGCAGCAGGTTATATAACAAACTTTGGAGAAGGTAAAATGATGGCTGTTGAGCAATTTGAAAATTCAATGGCTACACTTGAACAAGGTCTTGTACAAGACCTTTTTGAACAACTTAAAGAAATGAATCCTGATACTCCTACCAAGGAACTTTACAAAATGGCTGAAACTCAAGCTAAAGAACAACTTGATAAAGGATTAAGAAAACAATATGAAAGTATAGCAGGTGATGAAGCAAATAAATTTATGACACGTAATAAAGTGTTCATGCTTACGGACGCTATCGGACTTCACGGGATACATAAAGGAGTAGGATTTACACGTGCATTGATTAAAGATAAAGGATTTACTGCATGGGCAAAAAGATTTGGAGAATTTTCCTCTGACAATCTTCTTTTACAAGCTGGTAAAGAAGGTCTTGAAGAAATAGGTCAAAATGTTCTTCAAATGGAAGGAGAATTTCAGGCTGCTAAACGAGTTGGCAGAGATATTTCTGATACACCTGATAATCTTTCTGAACGTGTATATCAGTTTGCTACATCAGAAAAAGCATTACTTGAAGGTATGATGGGTCTCTTTGGTGGAGGTCCTCAACGTATTCTTACTGAGGCTGTGTCTGGAAATCTTTCGAGAAAATCAAGAGATCAACAAGCTAAAGCATATCAGGATCAACAAGAACAAATAGCAAAGAATACTGAATTTTTAAATAGTAAACTTGGTAGTTATGCAAGAGCACAAGCTTTACGTGCAGAAGCTATTGCAAAAGGAGAAAATGATCTTGCTGATTTCGTTAAGGATAATCAATCTTTAACTCTTTTTACTGAAAATTTTGTAAGAGGTACTACTGAGCGACTTGAACGTAGTCTTCAAGATATAGTCAATGGAGTAACAGAAGAAGAACGTATTGCTAATGGTTGGGATGAGAATTATCAACAACAAGCTCAAGAACAACTTGAAGAATTAAAAAGACTTGAAAAAGCATATAATAAATATACTCGTTACGAAAATCAAGCTGAAGTATTTCAAAATCGTGAAACGAAAAGACTCTTACAACGAGATAAAGAAAGAATTCAGAACACTATTGAAGATGTTGAGATGGAACTTGAATCTCAGGAAGATAAAAGAGACCCTGAATTAGTCAAGCAAAAAGAATATCTTGAAAGACAATTTAAACGTGTTAATGAAAAGATTGATGAATTTGATGGTGAATATAAAGAGATGACTTCTGTTAAGGCACAACAATCTATCAGAAAGCAGAAAGAAGAAATTATTAAAGAGGCACGTGAAGCAGGTAAAATGTTAAAAGAGAAAAGAAGAAAAGAAGCTCAAGAAAAAGCTGCTGAAGATAGAAAGAAGAGAAA